CTGCAGGAACTGGTTGGTTCCAGGGGTCGACGCGGTGCCAACGCGCAGGGTCGTCCACGCGCCAGGCGCGAAGAAGTTCGCAGCCCAAATGCGGTCCGCGCGGATCATGGCCTTGTCTGACAGGAGCCGCGTGGCATTGCGGTCCAGGTCGATCGGGGCGTCCACGTTGGCGCGCTGCCGGTCGTCGACCACGTGCTCGGCCGCCCACTCGGTCGCCGAGTAGATCCCTTCGGACACCTTGTAGCCGACCTGGTTGGGGCGGCCACCCAGCGGGCGCGGCGTCAGCTCGTCGCGCCAGAAGTAGCCGCGATCATAGATCACGTACTTGTCCGACTGGTGCGTCACCCGGATGAGCGATGATGCCCGCCCGGCAATGAACGACAGCTTGCTCTGCATGTATGCCACAGAGTAGTTGGTCAGGTACCGGTCAACGTGGAGGGTACCCTGGATGTTGCTAGCGGGCATGAAGAAGTCTCCTTCTAGGGGACTGCGCGTCTCGCGACGGGCACGGGATGGGTCAGGCTAGTCGCCTTACGCGTGGCGGCGGCCCGGGATGAACGCGAACGGGACGAGCTCATTGGCCGAGGCACCGGTCAGCGCGATGCCCACGACGAAGTCGCCGGCAGCCGCGGCGACCGCCTGGCCGTTGGTGTCGGACGCGATGATGGCTCCGGCGGTGATGCTCTCGGCCGCGATCACCTTGCCGATGCCGCCGAACTGCACCGTCACCGGCTTGTTCTCGATCGCCGACTCGATGATCGTGCCGAGCAGGGCCTGGCCGTCACCGGCCACGACGATGTCGCCATCGGTGTCGACCTTGGCGAAGTAGTTGAGCTTCTCGGAGAGGTCCGCCCCGGCGTTGCGCGCGTAGAGCAGGCTCTCGTGGATCTTCATGATTGCCATGACTCAGATTTCCTCATGTGCGGGTGGTGGGGGGCGTGGGCGTCCAGCAGGCGCCCACACTGACTGCGTTGCGCCTCAGTTCGAGTTCGACAGGATGGCCCCGGTGGCCTGGAACGCCTGGAACTCGTCGGGGAACTCGCGCTCGGCCTTCTCCATGGCAATGAGCTTGGAGACCTTGTCGCGGGCCATGACCTCGGTGACGCGCTTGTTGAAGTCACCGGCGCTCTTCTGCGCGTCCCCGCCGCGGTGGCCGATCGTGCCGAACGCCGCCGAGATGGCCTTGCCGCCGGACTTGAGCATGGCGTCGAGGGTGGTGCGCGCCTTCTCGTCCATCTTGGACACCGCGCGGAGCACCTCGACCTTGTCGGCGGCGTCGCCGGCGAAGTCCTTGAGCTCCTCATCCACCCGCTTCGCGAGCTCGGCGGTCTCGCGCGCCTCGCGCTCGGCCTTGGCGATCTTCTCGGACTCGTCCGCCCGCTTCGCGAGCGTCACCAGGCGCGGGTCGTCGGACTTGCGGTACTCCTCGCCGGTCGACTCGGACTTGTAGACGACCGGGTTGTTGTCCGCGGACTTCTTCATCTTCTTCTTCCGCTCCTCCGCCGACAGCCGCAGGAAGGGCTTCTTCTCGTCCTCTTCCATGTCGTGCATGTAGTTCTTCTCGGCGTCGGACATCGCGGCGACGGCCTCCAGGTCGGAGCGCTCGGTCTCCTGCGCGTCGAGCTTCTCGGCCAGGTCCGCAAGTTCGGTGCCCAGCACCTTGATGGCGTCCTGGATCTCGGCCGACTTCTTGGCGTCCTTGCCGTCGTCGCTGGCCGCCATCTTGGTGAGGTCGGCGACCTTCTTCTGCAGCTCGGTGAGCTGCTGCTTCTCGGCTGCAGTCATGGGTACATCTCCTTCGTTGCTGGTATCTGGCCGCGCCTTCTCGGCGTCGGCTGCATCTTCAAAGTAGTCGCAGGTGTCGTCGGGGGCGATCGTGCCAGCCACCAGCGAGCACCCGGACTCGCCGTCGAAGTGGGCGCAGTCGCCGCAGCGCTCGTCCCCCTCCGCCTCGCGGTAGTTGGCCTCCGCCTTGGTATTCTGATCTTCAGCCTTCCCTAGGGGCAAACCCCGCCACCGAGGACCGGGTTCGCGATCTCTCATTATCCCGGTTGAAGAGAAAAAAGAAGACCTGTTGCGAACACGGCTTCTGACTTCTCGGTTAATGTCGCGTTCGGTTTCAATCGCTTGTTCCTGAGAAATACGACCCGCTGCTAAATCCTTTTGATTCGTGACTAATGCGATCCGAAGTTGATCATTTGAAAGAGATCTCATCGGATCATGGTCCCCCTCCCGTTCACGCCGGTCAACACCCCCCTTACCGCGACGACGCGCTTCCAAAGAAGCAGCCCGGGCCTCGTCAGACCATTCCTTCTCGAGATCATCGTCTTCGTCGTCTGCACGCTTCATGATTGTCATGCGCGCGTGCTCCTGCGCCGGGCGGTCCACGGCGGACAGCTCGCGGATGACGAACTCCTTCATGATGCGACGCTTGGGGGCGATGCGGGGGACCATCGTCTACCTCACCTTGTCGTGCTCGCCACCGCGATCGATCTCGGCGAGCTTGGCGACGTCGACCTCACCCAGATCCACCGCGAGCGGCCCACCGGGAATGTGGTACGACCTGGCCGGGGGCAGCGCGAGGCGCGCGGCGCGGTCGGTATCAAGCGGCTTCTCGGGCATCTTCGTCCTTCACGCGGGTGCCGCCGATGGAGAATCCTCGGTACTCGCCGGACTCGAACTTCGCCAGCACCGCGGCGGAGGGCCTGAGGGCCACCAGCCAGCCGGTGCGGTCGCACGCGATGCCGAGCGACTTCGCGATGTCCTCGGTCAGCGGGAACGAGAACACCACCCCCCCGTCCGCGACCACCTCGCCCGCATCATCACGCGTGTGCATGTCGCCGGAGATGCGGCTGCTCACCATGAAGTCGGCGGCGGCCTTGAGCATCGAGTCCTCGGGGATGTAGTCGCCCTGCGTGTCGAAGTAGGGCTCGCCGTCGACCTTGCAGACAATGCCCCAGCCAAACACGAGGCCCATGGCCACGTCGACCTTGGCAACATCGGCCTTCAGGAACTTAGAGCTCATGATTGATTTTGCGACCCAGTAGGACGCTACCGCCGGTCCGGAGCCAAAGACAGTCCCCATGCCCCAGAAGCCAGCAGAGTAGAAGTCTGCTGCACCCAGCCATAACTACAACTGAGACATGAAGGCAAGCGATCAGTATTTATACGAAATTAAAGGCGCACCTATACTGCGCCCAGATCAGCGCGGCGCTGCCCCCGCGCGGAACTCGTGAACTACCACACACCTACAATTTATCACTTCCGCCGCCGGGGCCGCGGGGTCCCCCGGATACATGAGCCGCGCACCAGACGGTGAGTCAAACGGCACGTCCAACCCACGCTCCTGCCGATCCATCTCAGCGTGGGTGTCACGCGTGCGCGCGTCCTGCGTCGCGCGCCACACCCGCACCACGCGGGTGCGCGGCATGTTGACCTGCTCGAGGGTCTGGTCCATCGCCTCGCGCTGCGCCAGGCCCATCATGCGGAGGGTCTCGGTACGCGCGATGGTCTCGGCCCGCATCTGGATCATGCGGGCGCGGTAGCGATCGACCATGGTCTGGATGCGCTTCGGGCCAAGCGGCTCACCCTCCTCAACAGCCCGGCGCACAGATGGGTCGAAGCGGCGATCTCGGAGTACCCGCTGCAGGGCCTGCGCATCCCCCGCCTCCAGCAGTCGCCGATAGTTGGCAACAGCCAGACGCTGCTTCTGGGTCAGCCCGATGCTGTCGCGGAACGCGCGCGCCATCTCCCGGGTGCCGGCCCCCGTCCGCATCGCCTCGGTGAGCGCCGCGCGGGTCGCCTCGCGCTGGGCGCCCGAGAACTCACGGACGAACTGTAGGCGATTATCCCGCATGAGACTGGCCCCGCGGGGTGACCCGGGGTCGAATGTGATGGCTACACCCTCGCGCGTCGCGCCGAGCTTCCTGGCAATGGACGCGGTCTCGGCGACCGATGCCGCCTGGTACACAGATCCCAGCACCGTACTCATCGTGACGATGTGAGAGTCCATGACGGCTATTGCGGCCTCGACCCCTCCCCGCTCCAGCGCCAGGCGCACCTGCCGGCGCACCGGCTCCGACTCCATCATATCAAGGAATGTTCGGAACGCGCGCCGGACGCGCGCGGACTCCCGCGCGAGCAGCTCCTCGATGCGGGCGCGCTCACCCGACACCGCTTTTGAAAGTTCAAGCATCATTTTCCATCCAGTTAACGGCGCATTAACGCCGTCGGCGATCTTGGTCATGACGACTTCTTCGGCGGGTGCCGTTTCGATGGTGTGCCACGGTTCCATTGAGAGTCCTCTTTCATTCACGACGCATTAGCGTCGCCAAGCTCCGAGTAACCCGAACACGATGAAGGCCACGACCAACCCGCCAAAGAAGATTAGGGCAAGTTTTGTGGAATGGTCCATGTTCGTTTCCTCCTCGCTCACGACGCATCAACGCGAGGCCGATCTGATCTCTGCCGACGATGCAGCGGCAAACATCCAATCAGTCGAGTACATCGCACCCCAACACCCCATGGCATGGTCGAGTTGCTCAGGCGTGAAATTCCA